AAAAACCCCAACAGCCCGACGTTCAATCAAGAACTTCGCTCAATGGAAGTTGGCGCGAAGCCGGAGACGGTTAGGCCGCCAAACACCGCACCAGAACCCAGACAGGTTCAGCTTGGTGACAGGGTTGTAACAATCGACAACAACCCTAACAGCGCGACCTTTGGCAAGGAGCTTGGCTCTTTGCAAATGGGCGCTGGCCCGATGACGACGGCTCAGATTGAGGCGAACCGATTGGCTGATGCTAGGCTCGCCCTTGAAACTGCTCGCGTTAATAACGACCGCGCCGGTGTGCAGCAGGCCGAGCGTCGCCTGCGGATTCTTGAGCAAGAAGCCTCTCAACGCGCGGATCCAGCTTTTCAAGCCCGCATGGCCGCAGCTCAAGCTGCCGGCACGGCTACTGGCAGAGCGCAAGTTGAAAAGGCATCGCAGGCAAATGAAATTGCCGGCGTCATTTCCGAACTGGAGCAGGCAGTCAAGCCGGGTGGGTTGATTGACAGATCGACCGGCAGCGGCGCTGGAGCGCTTGCTGATGTGGCTGCTGGATTCGTCGGCATCGGCACGCCGGGTGCGGTTGCAATCGGCAGGCTGCAGCCGATTGCTGACATGGTTCTTAAGATTGTTCCCCGGTTTGAGGGACCGCAGTCTGACAAAGACACGGCATCCTACAAAGAAGCTGCGGGCAAACTTGCGGATCCGGCGACCCCGAACAACATTCGGCGAGCCGCTGCAAACGAGATTTTGCGCATCCTGCGCGATCGCAAGGGCAAGCTTGGTTCAAGCGTTGTCTCGTTTGATTCTGCAGCAGCGGCGCCCGCCGCACCTGCTGCGGCTCAAGGCGCGCCTGCAGCGCCGCGCGCACCAGCGGCTCCCGCAACGACCCCGGCGCAGGGCAATCGCAGAGAAATTTCCCCCGGCGTGTTCGTCACCGAAAGGCCGTAGTCATGCCAAAGTACACGCTCGAGATTGGCGGCAAGACCTACGACTTTGAATCTGTTAAGCCCCTGTCGGATCAGGAGCTTGCCGGCTATGCGCGACAGATTGCCGGCGAGAGGGCGGGCACTATGGCGCCGCCGGGGCAAATCCCGGGCGCTGGCCAGTATCCAGCGCCTCCAGAAGCGCCAGTCCCTGTAGGCAGGCGGCTGGCACAGGGATTTCGCCAAAACGTCAGCGACATTGCCAGAGTGGCGCAGCCCTCTGCAGAGGCGTTGGCAGCCGCTGGCGGTGCTATCAGAGGCGGAGCGGCAATGGCTCCCGCCGGGCCTGTTGCTGCCGCAGGCGGCGCGCTTGCTGGTGGCCTGACGAGCTTCCTCGGGGCTCGCGCCGGGTCTGAATTGCTGCAGGGCCAGCAACCTGACTTGCGTGCCGGGGCGCAGGAATACGCTCTGGGCGAGATGTTTGGCCAAGGGCTCGGCAAAGCAGTGAAGCTGGGGGCGCGAGCGGCTGATGCCCTGCGTTCGTCGGCCCAACGAAGCGCCGCCAACGTTGCCCGCCAAGCCGCAGGCGACCAGTTGGGTGCCATCAAAGCCGGCCTGTCCGCAGCCAAACCGGGCGCCTCTCCGGCGCAAGCAACCGCAGAGATTCCGCGCCAAGCGTGGCAGTCGCTGCTGGCCTTTGAACCTACGGACTTCTCTGCGCAACTTGCCCGCACCCGGCGTACGCTGGCCGAGGAAGAACTGGCTCGCATGGCGGGCGGGCGGTCGCAGACGGAAGCGATGCGAGCGCAGGAACAAGCGCAACAGACGCTGAATGCGTTGGTTGCGCCCATGCGTGAGACGGAACTTGGTGCGGCCAACCAAGCGGGGCAGACGATGGCTCGGCTTGGGCCGCAGGCCGCAGCGAAGCAGCAGTCAATGATTTCTGCGTTGCGTGAGGGCCAACCCATGCCCGCGCCCGCACCGCAGCAGGGCGGCTTGGTTCGCGGTGCCGTGACGGGCGAGCCAAGGACGGGTCAGTCAATGACGGTGCCGTCTGCGGAGGCCGCGCGGCTTGAGGCTCGTGGGCTTTCTGAGGCCGCAGCACAGCAGCGCCAAACGGGGCAAGTGTTTTCTGATATTGCCCAGCAGCGCCGTACAGAACGCGATTTTATTGAACGGCAGATCGGAAGCCTAGAGGCGTATGGTCTCAAGCCGCTGAGCATTGACCCGCTGTTGGGCTCAATTAATCGCTCGTTGAATACGCCAGGCCTGCGAGCCAGCAATGACTTAACAAAGGTCTTGGGCTTGGTACGCGATGATCTGGTCAATCTGGCGCAGCGCAACGGCGGCGTCATTGACGCTCACGATCTGTACACCATCCGCAAGGAGGGCGTGGCGCAGCGCGTGCGCGACGTCCTGAAGGTTGACGACCCGAAGGCCGGAGCCAAGCTGACGGCATCAGTGCTGGACAAGTTGCGCCCTGTGATTGACAACGCCATTGAGGCCGCGGCGGGCGGCCCCGGTTGGCGCCAGTACCTTCAGACCTACAGCCAAGGAATGGACGTCATCGCGCAAAAACAGATGGCGGCGCAGGCGCTGGAGATGTTTAAAGACAGCCCGCAGCAATTCGTCAAACTTGTCCGCGGCGACAACAAAGACGCCGTAGAGGCAATTTTTGGCCCCGGCCGCTACGACATTTTCAAAGAAATGTCTTCGCAGATGCCCACGCTGGACAGGCTAGCGCGGCAGGTTGAACTGGACAAGCGCGCCGCAGAACTTGCCGAAGGCGGCAAGAAAGACCTTGCTTTGATTCTGGAGGCCAATAGATCAAAGCTGCGCTTGCCCAACTGGTTTCAGCCGGCCATCACGGCGACGAACCTCAGCCTTGCCAGCGCGAACAAGCGGCTGGACAAGAAAACCGTTGAGCTGTTGCGAAAGGCCGCAGAAACCAACCAGAGCATGCTTGACCTACTGAACGGCCTGCCAGAAAAAGAGCGCCGCAAGCTGTTGGACATCGTGATCGACACCCAACGCCGCACTGGCGAGGCCAAGCGCGCTGCCGCAGTCGGCACGGTGGGTGAGGTTGAGCGGCAGCGTAACGCCCTCTCCGAGCAACCCGTCAATGCTCTCACAGAATGATCCCCCGCCCGGCCCGCCACATCATCGCCTGGTTCCTGCGCCGCTTCGGCTTCGCAGGCGTGGCGCTGGCGCCGTGGGGGATTTACATTCTGCCGGAGCATCTGGCGAACCAGCGTCTGACTAGGCACGAAATCGCCCACTGGCAGCAGTACAAGCGCATGGGCTTGCTGCGATACTACGTCACGTACCTGTGGGGCTTGGTGCGCCACGGATACCGCAACCATCCAATGGAAATTGAAGCCCGTGCGGCCGAACATCAGCTATGAGCCTGACAATGCAACAGAAAGCCGACATCGCCGCCGAAGCCGCCAAGGCGTCGCCACCAGTTGCCGTTGCCGGCGCCACCGTGGCGGGGATGCCGATCAATGACTTGGTGCTGTGGGCCACGCTGATCTACATCGTGCTCCAGATCGGCTTTCTGCTGTATCGCTGGGGCAGGATGCACCTTCGGGGCGGGCCGGATACCGAATGAAAGCCCGCATCGTCATCGGCGCCCTGACGCTCTCAGCGTCTGCGCTGGTCGGCATCGCCGTCCATGAGGGCTACCGTGGCGAGGCGTACCGCCCCGTCCCCGGCGACGTTCCGACCATCGGATTCGGCACCACTGACGGCGTGAAACCCGGCGACCGCATCGAACCCGTGCAGGCGCTGGTGCGCAAGCTGCAAGACGTGCAACGCTTCGAGGGCGCCCTGCGCCAGTGCGTGCGCGTGCCGCTGCATCAGCACGAATACGACGCTTTCCTGAGCCTGGCGTACAACATCGGCCCGGGCGCGTTCTGCGGCTCGACGCTGGTGCGCCGGCTGAACGCGGGCGATTACGCCGGGGCCTGCGCCGAGATCTTGCGCTGGGATCGCTTCCGTGGTGAGCCTTTGCGCGGCCTGACGCTGCGCCGGCAGGCTGAGAACCGGCAGTGCTTGGGCCAATGATCGACCGCACCATCTCCTACATCCTCGGCGCCATGTGCGTCGGCCTGGCGGTAACGTCCGGCATGCTTGCGTGGGAGCTCAACGTCGCCGAGCGATCCGAACAACGGATGCGCGCCACACTGGCCACAGAACGCGCAGAACGGGCTCAGGAGCGCGAGAAACTGATGGCCGAGGCCCTTGCCGCCAGCGAGGCCGCGCGAGCCCTGGAGGCCCGCTGGCGAGCCCAGCACACGGAGGTGCAAACCGATGCCCAGAACCGAATCCGCGCTGCGGCCGCTGACGCTGCCCGCGCTCGCAGTGCTGCTGACAGCCTGCAGCGCCGCGCCGAAGTCATCGCCGCCCAGTGCGCCAATCCCCAGCGCGACAGTGCCGCCCCTGCCCTTGGAGGCGCGGCAGCCCAAGACCCCGGAGTTGTGCTCGCCAACCTGCTCCGAGGGGTTGCGCAAGCGGCTGGAGAGCTTGCTGCCGTAGCCGACGCTCGCGGCGCTGCCGGCACCGCCTGCGAGCGGG